TGGTGGTTGTGTTATATACGATAGCCCCATTAACAAGGGTAGCTGCCGGAATAGCGTCTCTTTGCGCCTCGGTTAGTTGGGGTGCGTAAAAACCGTTATCCTTATTTGTCGGACTTTCTTTAACGGCTAAACTTGAAAAAGTGGTGATTGCTGGTCTTGGCATAAAAAAAACTTTGGTAATTAATAATTATCAAAGCTCTTTTTAAGGATAGAACATCAACCAGGTAATATATGAATATATTACTATTGCGATTTTGAGTTTCGCAGAAACTATATAATTAGCAGTATAACATATAATAAAATATAGGCTATACTATATTGATATTGATACATTCAAGTTTTGAACCGTTACAGTCGATGTGTTGGTAGCCGCTATAAAAATCTCTATATAATCATTAGTAACCCACGCCACAGGCACTGTATTAGAAATGCTCGCCACCTCACCACTTGGCACCAGCTGGCGACTTGTTGCCGGAATTAGAGCGACCCCATTTTTGTAGACGCCTATCGAGTATATACGATTTTGGCCCGTTCCCGACATGCTAACGTCAACGTTTACAAGAGCTGTAATAGGAACAGAGCCAGTATACAATAGACGATTATTTGAAGGCATCGTGAAATTAGCTAAAAAACGAGAAGTAGTTATCCCATTTATTTTTTGAAAAGCATCTGGTGTCACTATACTATTGGTAACTGCGTTATTTTCCATATATAAGCTAGCCTTTAGACTGGGGCTACCAACTAACAAATCCGCGTAAGCTTTTGTAACGGCGTCGGTAGCTAGTGTAGGTGTCGCCAAGTTTATGATCTTATTGTTATTTAAATTGAGATTGCTTGATAGCGGGGCGGCAATATTAACGCCTCCATTTTCCAAAAAAATTATAATATCGATACCCGTAGCCTGATCGCTAAGAAAACTTTGTAGAGTTAAAGATCCATGAGTATCGGTAGAAGTTGTTGTATGCTTCCACCTAAAACCAGAAAACATATTATTTCTATATTCCATATTAAGCAGAGAGGGGATCGCAATGGTGGGAATAAAACTATTAGTTAGCTTAAAAGCAGACAACGGTGGCGTATAATTAAATTGCTGCTCAGGCCCTAAAATATTCAGTCCCGGATTAAGTCCGGCAACTGTTATAGTACTCATCGGCATAATGTTAGCTCCATATTATTTCAACGTTATCATTTAACAAATCCCAAACCCATTGCTCATTTGCTGGGGCGTCGTAACCCACTACCCAATCAGTGCCGTTGTAAATTTCAGAATTTAAAAAAGTTGTATTATATCTAACCATTCCAGGTGTAGGAGTAGCTGGTCTTTGTGCTGTAGATCCGCTAGGGAGAGTCAGTGACCCTGTTCCCGAAAATACCGGATCTGGCGCAAAAGTTGTCGCTATGGGACCACTCAATAAATCAGAAGCAGTAATATCCCCCGTAAGAATCAGATCTGTGGTTAACAATGTATTTAAAGAATTTGCAGCGTCCGTGGCAGAATCAGCGGCATTAGCAGCTTCAACCGCTGCCGCCGTAGCAGAAGCGACTGCCGCTGCTGCTGAGGCAATAGCTACCGTGGCGGATCCGCTGGCAGCGGAGGCCGCCCCCGAAGCAATAGTAGCGGAAAAACTTGCGCCTGTTGCAGAGAAGAATGCGGAAACGGCAGAATTCAAGGCCTCACCAGCCGAGCCAGCAGCATCACTTGCCGAGCCAGCAGCATCACTTGCCGAGCCAGCAGCATCACTTGCCGAGCCAGCGGCGCTAGCAGCTGAACTAGCAGCATTACTTGCCGAAGCGGCCGCCTCAGCTGCCAGCTCTTCTAAATTCGGGATCGAATATAGGCCGTCTTTAATTAGCCTGCCGGTGATACCATCCCATACAGCTATATTACCGTCCGTTGAAAAGGGTGGAGTTGGCCCACTCACATTGCCTACTTCTGAGATGGGAGTAGTGCTAACTATACCCGCCGTATTAAATATGTAACCATCGGCCAAAGAATTTAAAACTTGTGCATTTGATAACTCTGTATTTGGAAAACCTATAATAAATGAGGCGTCGGTCACAACATTTAAATCTCTTCTTAAGGCAATAATGTCCAATCTCATATCTATTAAAATTGGAGATGGCATTGCAACCCCTAACAAATCCCCTACTAATACATAGTCAGGATCGGATAGTATTCGCCCTGTGACAGGCGAAATAAAGTTATACAAAACATCAAATTTCATGCCGTTAAATGCCCTATAAAGTTACTTATTGCGACTATGTCGTTATTAAAATACTCTGCTGCCGTGTCTTCGTAATAAGTCATTATGGACGGGTCGGTGTTGTCTAGCTCCGTATTTAAAGAAAGGTCTAGATTAGGTTGAAAGCGATAATAATATAATTGATCCAGCGTATACTTAGACTGAAGCGATAAATTTTTTGCTATTGATTCTTGGCCACCCGTACAAGCTATATCGAATAATCCAAATATTGTTGCGATGGAATCAAAAGCAAGTGATTCAACCGGCGCAACTCGCTCATCTACTACACCTGGATCAGTTGGGTCAAACCCCATTTCTCCGATACCAGTTCCAAGTGACAATACGCAATATCTATTTGCCCGAGGTTTAATCATTTTTGCTAAATTTAAACCGAATTGAGCTGGGTTATTTTGATATACGCCACCATCAATATAATCATGACCATTTGTCGAAAGAGCCGGTAAATATATCGGTGCAGCTCCCGTAGCAAGACCTACGTTGCTTATCAATTCATTCTGACCTATAAATTCGGGATAATTAAGATTAGAAAATAGTACATAACTACTCGTATCTTCTTGATAAGACGGAATTATGACATTTGTCTTTAAGTTCTGTAGCGTGTTTGCGCCAAAAGTATCTTGTACTGTTTTGTATAGCAATCCATGGCCATAATAGTCCATAGTGGGTCCCGAAGACTGATAAAACGGGATATCCGCCGCGATTAAAGCTAATTTAGAAGCGAGTCCAGGTCTAACAGACGGCAATAAAGAGGTAAGGCTAAAAATATATGGCCCTTGCACAGTAAAAAACGGCGTCATTTGATCTAATGTTAGACCGTAAGCCAAAGCTAAAGCCATAATACCGCCGACGGAAGTGCCGCAAATTACATCAAAATTTTGCCATATATTAGCGGGATCAACGCCCCATTGCTGAACAAATCTTTTTAGAAATTCAAGCGACAGGTATCCACGTTGGCCACCTCCATCAATTTCCAATATTCTCAAAGTGCGAGGATCGCTCATCACGCCCCCCAATGAATGTTTTGTAATTTTAACGTTAATTGCTCGTTTTGCAAAACTTGGTTTGAACTCGGGTCAGTATAAGTACTAGGTAATCTCGGCATCGTTACAGGACGCGGATCGGCCTTTACGAGTGGCGGTCTATCTTGCTCTGAGGGCGCGTCTAAATAAGGCCTACCAACCATCAAACCATTCCATACCAAATTATCTCCACTCCATACCATTTGCCGAACCAAATCCTTATGATTAAAATCAAAACCACTGTCATCGCACACTCCAAGTGCAGCAGGATTCTTTGGGTCAATGACGACATGTTTTCCTTTCCAACGATTAACCCAACTCATTTAAAGCTCTCCATAATTTATATCGCCGGTAATGCTTATAACGACATTCTCGGAATCTTCTATTGTTGCCAGTTTAAATGATTGCTCATATTCGCCTTTAAATAATCCGGCTTGTTGAGGATTGTATTTTAAAGCAAGGTGATAACTTAGACCCCATATCAAAGCGGGGTAAAAACGTGACGGAATCTGCAAAGCATCGGTAGAAAAAGCACCTGTATCCTGGATCATTTGTATATAAGAATATTGCAAACAATTATATTGATCAGAAGGCGCGGGCCATAAATTAAGAACAGGGGTAATTTGACGATTCAAATAATAAATGCTTGGGCGACCTTGCAACCTCTTATTGGGATAAGTCAGATATTCATATCGGCTTACATTGCTTATCGGCATATCAAGAACGTTATTATTAAAATAAATTTCTTGAATATTGAGCGTTGCGCCGCCAGTTTCTCTTATACGATAGGCTCTAGCATCAACGGGAGTAGGCACGTCAACCCATACAATAGCGCCTGTAATAAAGGTTGATGCGGGAATAGTAACCAATGGTAGCCAAGCCACAGTATCTACTGAACTTTCTACTACAATAGAATAAACAGCACCGTCATTAGATTGGACACCTACGAAGTTAATTTGTTGCGTTACTCCAGCTCCGTAATCATAGGAAATATTTCCATTATTAGCGTTTTGAGTGCAGGCAGTTAGCGGATTGCCATCAAAAGCCTCGGCAGCTACACCCCCATTACTACTAGCAGCTACCCCATTTAGTTGACGTGTGGATGTTCTAAGATTTACTTGTATAATATCACTAACTATAACAGGCAGCGTATATTGTACTTGAGAAGTCGCTAGTGATAGATAGCTAGCTTCAATAGTCCAGAGATTTACACTTTTGCTTATCCACTCTAAAAGCAACAAATCAATACTTCTTCTTGCCGATGATAACTTTTGAGGGTCTGTAAATTCCCCTAAAATACCTATTCTTTCAAAGGCTTCTCTGATGATAAGCTCAACGCGAATAGACTGAAAATTAAAAGTACCAGAGGTAGGAAGCATCAAGACGTCTCTTTTTAATTATTATTTATGTCCAAATCCCCTTAATGTCTCAGCTAAATTGGCTCTTTTTCTGGTTAGAGGGTTTTGAGAACGCTCGGCTTTTTCTAGTTTTTTCTCAGGGATTTTCTTACCCTCAGGAACTCCTAAAGCTTTATGTAAAGCGCCTTTGTGTTCCGGGTTAATAGCCCCTTGAATCCAGTTTTTTCCAGATTTCGCCATTACTTCTCTTTTTGCTCTACTATGTGACATATTAAATCCTTATATTTGTCTAAAATTCATATCAATACTATTAGCGGCGGTACCAGCTGCTCCGTTAATATAGATCAGGAGGGAGGCGTATGGTGGCGATGGTTGAAAATACGGATTTACTGCAAGGGTTGGGGGGACAGGAAAAATGTATTGGTCGTCCGCGTTAGTTTCTTTAACGGTGAACAAATTAAAATTATTAGTAGCATCTAAAAAAGTGTGACCGTTATTACTAATGTCGAGCAGGGTGCCGTAAATAGTTGTATCGATAGAAGCAAGAGTTAATCTTGATGTAGTCAAAATATAATTAATATTATTGCGGTCTAGATCAATACCAATCAAAGGGAAAAACCCATCATACCCAGAGCCTACTCTCACAAGCGCCGCGGCTCCACTAGTTGCTACAGAATAAACTTTGTCATAAATTTGTACGGAAGAAACAGTATTAGCGTTAGGCCCTGCTAAAACTTCGGTAACAAGAGTCCCATTTTGGATACCTCTTATAGTAAAGTTTATTGCCGCAAGGTTGTTTGCAGAAGTAAGAGAAATAGACCTACTATATCCACGATCAATAAATGATACTTGGTTTGTGACTTGATTAACGAGATTGCCGTTTAAAACAAGATTATCCGCCCCAACAGTAGTTTGTAATGCGCATACATCTGATGTATTAGATGCTGGAAAAATGTATCTTAAATATCTAGACATAGGGCGACTCTCTTTTAAATTTAAGTAAGTATGTAAATTAGAATAAAAACATCTAATTTACATACTCTTTAAGTATGTGCAATTTTTGCACTATGTGCAATTTTGCACATCGCTAATTAAACTCCAGGTGAACCAAAGATCCCACGTGGATTAGATACGCCAAAAGAATAACGCTCAGTAGCCTTAGCCATAACGTTATCTGTTGGATAATCGACGTAAGTATCAGTCTCAACCGGTGTTCTTTGAAAATGTTTTAACCCATCTTCTGCGTCAGTAAGGATAAACCAAGCAGTAGCCGAAGTTAGGTACTGATTAATTTTGTAGCCATCAGGGATATAGTCGTTGTGATATAAGGCGTTAATATCATTGTTTGCTACATCCACACGGAAAGCCGAATTAAGCAACCTAGAAGCAGCGAATTGCAACTCTCTCGGTAAAATCAGTTTTTTAGCCATAGTTTGAGACAAAATCCCGCTTTGCATAGGGAATTTTTGAATCAAAATAATAGCTTGCTCGACTCCTGCTTCACTAAAATCAACGTTTGGGGCAGCTCCAGCAAAGGCATTGGAGAATACACCACCGTCAATTGGGTGAGCAGCAGAACATACAGATTGACCGTCACCGATAGGATAAGCTGCATTAAAAGCATTATTTAATACATTTGCACCAAGAATATTCTTAGTTACCCTTAAAGAATTTCTAAGTGAAATTGCTTGTTGTGGAAACTGATTTTGATACAAATTATCTTCAACGGCTTCTTTAGTAATCGTAAAACTTAAACCAACTCTTTTATGAATATAGTTCGTCACGATTCTTTGTCCCATACTATCAGTAGCAATAGGTTGACCTTCCATCTTAATATCAGCTGCGCCAAGATATTTCATCTCAACTTCGATTTCCTGATATTTATCTGATTGGTAAGTTTTAAATATCTCTGTCCATTGTTCAGGATATGTTGGATATTGCCCAAAGACCGCCTTTAAACCAGGGCGGAGTAACTGAGCGATTTGTCCGGTATTTATCATAATTTTATACTCTTTTAATAATTAAGCAGCTACTACGCCAAGAGAACCGCCTCTATAAGCATGATTGTTGATTGTGACCATTACATTTAGGAAAGCGGCAGTTGTTGCATCTGCTGCGTAACTAATTGGATTACTTAAATTAATAGGATCATTGGTATAACCGATCACTTTTAAAGGAAGAGTGATAACAGTATGTGCTGGATTGTTGGCCGTAAATGTAGTTGCTAAAAAAGCTCCTGATTGACCGGTACGAGTACTACCAGCAACTGGATTCTGTGGAGCTAAGTTTCCACCACCACCGCCGAGTCCAAGCCCAAAGTTTTGACCCATTAAGCCATATGGAAAACGAGCCTCATTCAATACGTTTGTCCAAGTCGATACTTGTATATCAAAAACTGCACTTGGATCATCGATGACAAGAGCTGTAATTTTACTACCAGGCATAACTGCTGTAGAAGCTGGCCAGTAAGGAGCTTTGACGAGTACGCCTGTTGGCAGCATATATTCACAACCCATGAAGACACCAACGATTGAAACGGCATTTGTTCCGGCATTACCGTCTGTGTTAAATCCATATCTTGCTATAGTACCGCCACCTTGATTGGCGAGAGCTGGATTCCAAATTACCGGATCTCCAGTAAAAATAGATGTCGCGTATGTTGCCACTCCGTCTGCGGGAGCACTTATATAATATGTGTTTGTTTTTTCAGTCCAGCTACCACCATTGATTGATGATAGTGGTCTTAAGCCGAATGGTGCATTTACGCCATAAGCCATAGAAACCTCTTGTTTTAAATTTAAAAAATTATTTTTTTTAAATCTTTTAAGGTAGAGATTTAAGAGACCGATAAAACGATTTTGAGTTTCGTAGAAACTAGTAATTGGATAATCTTTTAAGGAGAGATTTGATAAACCGATGCAACGTTTTAACGTCTTGCCTGACATGTTCCTTTTATGGAGGAGGAACAACCAAAAGATACGATTTTGAGTTTCGTAGAAACTTTAAACTTCTTGTGAATCAAGAATACTAATTATTAATTGTATTAAAATTATTCATTTCGTCAATAGATAATTTATTATTAAATTTTTTAATTCATCTTTAGCTGGACATTATCATAACTGTAGCCCCATAAGGTAAAGCCGTTACTAACTCTCCGCTAGCATCAACTATAGAAATAACGACGGAGCCAAGATTTCTAGTCGTCCAAAATCCATTATATACAATTGGCGGTAATGTCGAACCAAGACTTCCCAAAGATATCATTACACCATAATTAATATTAGGCATAGAAATAGTAAATAATATTTCATAATAGCCACCACTCCCAGTAATTGAAATCACATTAGACGAGTCCTCGATGACAATTGTATTAGAATTTCCAACGATAGTATCAGTGAACACGCACCATGCCTTAGGAATAAAAGGGTTATTAAAAACTCCCGAAACAGTTAAATTCGGTATTGTGGCATTGCCATTGGCATCAATCAATACGCCATTAAGATTAAGTTCGCCAGTTCCGCCACCGCCTCCTGTAGTAAAAACAAGATCAGTATTAATATCCGTAGCTGTTAAATTATTGCCTGTAATAGAAAAAGAACCCACTTGAAGAGAATTTAAGTTAGACACATCCGGCAATAAATTGATGATCGGAACATCTAAAATACCATCGCCGTCAGTTACATTAATATTAGTACCAGCAGTTATAGTAGTAGTAGTCCAGGTTAATGGATTATTGCCCGTAATTACGGCTAACCCTGTTGTAATAACATTATTTAAGTTAAAAATGGATGCCGGAAGTTTAAAATCAAGTACAGCACCGGGTGGAACTACATTGCCATTAGTTATGTCGATCGAATTGTCTGAACTGCTAGCTTCGAATGCTACAACGCCGTTATACCCACCTCCAAACGGAATAATACGCCATAACCCCGCCGAAGTGGAGGAGTCATATAGTTTAAAATCAATAATATCACCGGGATTCAAGGTGTATAAAAAGGTATTATCATTTTTTAGTATGTCAAAGGTATAGATAGAAATATTATTAAATATTACATCTGTGCCATTTGCGGAAAGCGTCGCATCTGGCAGGGCGATTGTCCACCCATCTTGGTCGGGATCAACCTCGTTAAAACCAGCAGCTACAGTACCGCCAATGAAAGAGGATGGCCACGACAAAACGATATTATTAGTTAGCGTAATTAACTGATACGATACTTGTGTGGGGTAGACTGTGCTACCATTTACTATGGTGTAAGGCATATTTAAAAATTATTTATAGAGGTTAATGGAGCGGCGAACCCTCCTAGATCATTACTAACGCCTCGTAATGACTTTATTTTATTTGCATTCAATTCATTAAATGCCTGCGTTGCTCTTTTGCAGAATACGTCTGGACGCTCCATCAAAATTACATCTTTATAAGAAATGTACTTTCTAGATAAAGCATTTCGCTCTAATGGATCAAAAGAATATCCTGGTGCTCTATCGGAAGGGACTAGAGTCCATCCTTTTGCTGCCATTTCTTCTACTCTAAAATTAGCCTCGCCTTTTATTCCAGTGTTCACCCATCTATAAGAATAACCATCCTTTTTTACACCCTCAGGAAGAGTGAAAGGACTCATGTAATCCATGCTATACTCTTCTCTTGCTTCTTGTGTCCTTGCTTCGCCATCTCTTGTTGTACGTGACATAATTATTTACCCTTTTTTAAATCTTCTAATTTGTATCTAAGCCAGTCCTTTTCGCTGATTCCCGCATTGCTGCACATTCTTTTTTCATCAGAAGTTAGAATCATTTGTGTTGGACCGGAAGTCTTGCCGCCTATAGACGAGGTATAAGAATTTCTAACTGCTCCTACGGGGGCGACGGCATCTAAGCCCTTTGTATTCTTTGGTGATTCCTTTTTGATTTTTGATATGTAATCATCAATATGGTCAAAATATTCATCTGTAAAAAGAGCGGCTTCATTCCCGTTGCGATTTAAGTCGACGTCTAAATCATTAATAAATTTTGCAACTTTATTCGCCATATTGACATTATATTGCCCCGAATTAGGATCTAGATATTGATGATCTTCTAACCAATCTTTGGCAATTTCTTGTTCTCTCTCGTTAAAGCGAGGATTTGTATATCCAGATTGTTCATAATCATTATTTTGTTTTGCAGGCGCAGGCTTTCCCCGCTCTTCTGTGTAGGCCCATTTCTCTAGATCATTGATGGTATGTATAGCCTTAGTTAAGGATATATCTGCTTCTAATAAAGAATCCAAATCACCCTCTTCTATAGCTCTTCTTTTGTTCTCTTTTGCTTTATCTAAATCAGCATAAGCACTCTTCCCATAGTGATAAGTACCTGAGTTCAAAGATTCGCTAAGCATTTGTTTAAGCTGTAGATTTTCCTGATACAAAGCTTCTTTTTCTGCAATAGCTTGGTATTTGCGCTTTTTCTCTTTCCAGATTTTGCTTTTTTTCTTTTCTTGTTCAGCAGGGGCCTCAGCTTCGGCCTCTTGGATTTCTTCTTATCCCAATTCCTCTGGCTCTTCTATTTCAGAAGACTCTTCTTGCTGACCGTT